TCGGCAGCGGGGTCATAATCCTGCTGCACCAGCGCCGCCAGATCCTGTGAGGACAGGCCGCTTTCCGTCAGCGCGTCCCGCAGCTGCTGGGCAATAAACCCGGTATGGAAGCGTTCGCTTCGGCTGCTGTTCATCCGGTAGCGCGCGGGCTTGAGCGCCCGGAAAAACGCACCGTAACGCTCGGCGACGTCATAAGAAATATGGTTTTTGATTCGTTCGTCCGAACCGATGTCAATCACGATATCGGCGTGAATCTCATCCGGGCTGACATAAAAGCTGTTAATCCCAAACTCATCCTCTCCGGACATGCGGACAGCCGCGTCGGACGCGAAAAAGTAGTTGGCGTAATCAAATCTCCCTTGGGTTGTAATCGGCCCGTTCAGCCGCGCGCCGCGTGTGTTATCGGTTCCGGTCGAGCCGCGCCCCATTATCAAAGAGCCGTAATTATTGGAAAGTGTCACACGTTGCAGGTCGATATTCCCGGCATTGATATTTTCGCCTGTAATCACGCATTCCCCCTCGGTTTCCAAATCTCTAAAAGTTACTGTACCGGTCAGGCTAATGCTGTCCACCGTCTGTTTTATCTGCGTATATTTGCCATTCAGGTCAGAAACCGTGCTGGTCAGGCCGTTGGCGGTCTGCTGCACCGTGGAAAGGGAGCCTTCCATGCTTGTCACTCTTGAAGAAAGGCCGTTTGCGGTCTGCTCTACGGACGACATCGAGCCTTCCACACTGGAAACCCTGCTCCTAAGCCCGCTTGCGGTCTGCTCCAGCGTGGAAATATCGCCTTCCGCGTTGGCGACCCGCTGTGAAATGCTGCTTGCTGTCTGCGTGACGCTGGAAAGGTTCTTTTCGTTGTCCGCCACCCGCTGCGAAATCCCGTCCGCCGTAACCTTCAGCTCGGCGATTCCTTTTTCATTGTCCTGCACCCGCGCCGAAATCCCGTCCGCTTTGACCGACAGCTCACCAAGCTGCCCCTCATTCCGTCGCACCTGCATTAAAATTTCCTCAGCGGTCTGCTTGAGAATCGAAATATTCCCGTCAGCATCGGTCAGCCGGTTAAATATCTCCTCGTAGCCTTCGATATTGTCCGCGTCCAGATTTGATAACACAAATTGCAGCATTTCCTGAAGCTCCCGGCAAAAGTTGTACAGCTTCTTGACCGTCCCGGGCAAATCCTCCTCCCGGTACCGGGGCAGCTGTGCCTCCGAAAAATACGCCATTATCGCGCGCTCCCTTCCTTGAACCGTCGGTTAATCGCGTGCAGTGTCACGCGCCCTGTCCCGCGCAGGCGGATACTGAACCCATGCCCGCGAACCGGCAGATACGGCACCGCGACCGTGCAGTCCGTCCGCCTTGCCGCGCCGCTCCACGCTTCGCGCCAGCCCTGGCCGTCAATGCGGGTATCCACGGCGAGGACAGCGCCCCGGTCGGCGGTGAGCACCAAATCAAGCCTGCCGCTCTTTTTCTTCTCAGGGGCGACCGTCTCAAACGGCCCGAACACGGCTTCCCAGCTGACCAAATCGCCCGTGCCGCAATGCCATAAACTGCCGTCCGCATCCAGCAGATACAGCGCCCCGCCGCAGCTCGAAAAGCCTGCGGCTTCCGTCTCATCCTCCCGCGCCCACAGGTTCTTTTCAGTGTCATAAACCAAAATTTCCGCGCCATCCTGACCGACGCCGCAGAGGTAATACTTCGCCCCATGCATCCCGGCGCAGGCGCGGTCATAGGAGCTGGCCAGCTGCATCCCGACCGGCTCCGGCGTGCCGCCGCCGTACGCCATTACGCCCTCCCGGCTGAGGTAGTACAGCACATTATTGTACACGCAAAGCGTATCCGCGCAGCCCGCCTGTACTCCCGAAATATACGAGGTATTGACCGTGAAATTCGTCGGCTTCGTGCCGTAAAGCTTGTGCACACAGCTTTCTTTGAACGCCAGCACATAGCTTGCATACCCGGCAATCCCGGTAAAGTCTCCGTCCGAGCCAACGCCCACGTCATAAGCGTCGGTCGCCAGCCCGTTGAACACATTCCAGTTGAACCCATCGCCGAGCTTGCAGCAGCAAATGTGGTTGCCGTATACGCCCCAGAGCCGGTTATCCTTCTCGCATACAAAGTCCAAATCGGGCACGGTGCGGGAGAGCGTGACCGCCCCTTCCTGCCATTCATGCGTGTTTTGATTCCCTTCGCCGCCAAGCTCGCCGTACTGGAAAACATTGTCGTAAAAGGTTAATGTACTGCCATCAACCGCCTGCACCACGGCGGTACGGTTGTTGTAGTCCTGCGAACAGCCCTCAATCGTTACGCCGTCGCCAGCCTTGAACGGCCAGCCGCCGCCGTCCGTGCGTTTAATCGTGCTGTTCGTGAACCTCACCGCCAGCGCGCCGACGCTTGCTTCCATGCTGCAAAATTCTTCTGTTTTTGCATTAAACGCCTTCTTATCCGGCCAAAGAAAAATCCAGTCGTTCATGACCACGGCACGCTTGCGCCCAGCGGCCACACTGCCGACCGTCCGGCCATCGAACTTGACCGCCGCCCCATCCACCACAAAGGGCTTGCCGTCCTTATGCAGAATCAACGTTGCCGAGGAATACGCGGCCACCTTCCGCCGCCCTTTGCGCGGGCTGAGGCAGGGCGCGTTGTCGGTGCTCATATTGCGCATTTCGCGGCACGCGCCGTCCTGAATCCGCGCCCGCCGGTCAAGCCCGGTAAACTGGTACGTGACCGTGCTGCCCGCATTCGCTCCCGGAATGCGGTAATTAAACATAGCTGTTCACCTCCGCGCCCCGGCGGGGGAAATGGGTGCGCCGGTACCACTTGGCATACTCGTCATACAGTCCCGTAAACACGGACATTTCAGTGTTGGCGGAATCATACTCCTGCGCCATCTGGTCAAGCTTCGCGCACAGATAATGCAGGTACATCCCATCGTAAGGAGGCCCCACAAGCAGCTCGGTTTCGTCGTCCTCCCCGAACACCAGCCGCACCGGCCCCAGCCTGCAAACCTCCTCGGAAACCATGCTTTCCACCCGCGACAGCTCGTCAAAAACCGCCTGCGGGTCAAAGGGCGTGCTGCGCACCTCGCGCAGCCGCTCCATCAAATAACCGGCTTTCAAAACGACACCTCCTGAAATAAAATTATCGTTGACGCTGCAACGCCCTCTGTGTTATCATAAAAGCATCCCGAAAACCAGAAAGGAGGCGGACAGCATGACTGAGAGCGAACGCAGGGACGTACAAAAATCCACCGCATACGATCTGTTGAACCTGGTCGGGGAGAACCCGGAAAAAACCTACTCGACCACTGAAATCAGAGAAATCATTAAAGCGTATATCGAAGGGAAGGAATCCTAACCACGGAGCCGGAAACCCGGCTCTTTTTTGTGCCTTGAAAGCCGCAAGGCAGGCCATCCCGGAAAGGGAAATAGCCTGCCCCGCGCCGCAGCCATACAGCGGATAGTATTTTGTTAATCTTTCGACATTGCTTCCCGCTGTGCGCGGAGCGCCGCCGCCTGCTGTGCCTGCGCGTTGCGGTACGCCTCCGCGAACTCGGCTGGAATCGTAACCGTCTCACCGCGCCGAACGACCATATTCTTGCCATTTACGCACAGATAAACGGAATCGCTCGTCCCGTTCGGGTCAAGCGGAACGAACAACGTTTCTTTCTTTTCAGAAGCCATAATTTCCTCCATTCATTCGCCGCGCTGATATCCTCAGAGCGGGCGCAGCCCGCGCAGGAGCGCGTAGAAAAAGCGGCTGCTTTTTCGCGAAACGCGCGACTTTCAAATCCCAATAAAATCCGGAAACCGCGTTTTCGGATTTTATCCCTTACGCCGTAATGCAGTGCCGCCAGCGGCGGCGCGGAATGAAGGCCGAACCGACGCACAGCCGTTGGCTGTGTCGGCGGCCCCCATTCGTCCAAAATCCGCAGATTTTGGACGAGACGCGAAGCGTCAGTTCGCTTTGCCGGAGAACGTCGAGCCGGTCTCCACGCGCACCATGTACTCGTCCGACAGAATCTTGGCGGTAAGGATAGCCTTCCAGCCTGCGGTCGAACGCTGGTCCAGCGGGTCAGCCGTCCCGGCGGAACCCTTCTGCTTGATAATCGTCTTGAGGCCGCCGCCCTCAATTTCGGTCACACCGTAGGCGTTCGCGCCGATAATCAAGGTCGCATAGACCGAACCCTCGAA